CGCAATAAGTTTGTGCCGGTCGATCCGCGCGAGTTTGACAGCGAGTTTGATGTGGTTGTCAATGTTGGCTTGGGTACGGCAGACGACGAACAAAAGATCGCTTTCTTACAAGCAATCGCCGCAAAGCAAGAGCAGATATTGATGCAGATGGGCGCTAACAACCCACTATGCTCAATGGAGCAATATGCACAGACATTGCGCGAAATTGCTGAAATCGGCGGCTTCAAAGACAGTGGCAAATTCTTTAACGACCCGATGCAGATTGCACAGCTAAAGCAACAGGCTCAAGCTAACCAGCAACAACAGCCATCGCCTGAAGTTGTCAAAGCACAGCAAGATTACGAATTGAAGAAGATGAAGATCGAAGCTGAAATCCAGCTTGATCGTGAAAAGATGGAAGCTGAATTGCAGTTGCGCCGCGAAGAACTGGCGCTTGAAAGTCAGTTGCGAACAGCCAAAGCAATCACAGACGCAGAAATAAGCACAAATCTGCCACGCGTATGATCTACCGCCGAATGACTGCGAAAGACATTCCAGGGATGATCGCTTTGGGCGCCGAAATGCACGCCGAAGGTGCATTCGCTGGGTTAGAATATTGCACAGATAAATGTCGCCGATTTGGTGAGCGTTACATCAATAACCCGCAAACGCATTTTGGCTTTTGCGCTTATGACGCTGATGAGTTGGTCGGCATGATTATGGGCGACATTAGCCTTTATTATTTTGGCAATGACAAAATCGCATCTGACAAGCTTTGGTATGTGCAAAAAGAGCGTCGCGGCACGATCACAGGCATTCGTCTGTTGAATGCGTTTCGCGCTTGGGCAAAAGAGGCTGGTGCAAATGAAATCTGCATCGGCATTTCAACAGCTTTGGATATTGACAGAACACACAAACTTTTAAGCCGGATGGGGTTCACTCATGTCGGCGGTACGTTTAAGGCGGCACCATGATTAAGCTAAACAAAGACACATTGGAGTTTGAGTTTATCGACACCCTCACTTGCCATTGTAGCGGTGGAAGCGATGACTCTGGCGGGGGCAACGATAGCCAGCCGACCGGCGAGTTTCTTGGCAATGCTGAAGATGGTTCTGCGCGCTTTTCTGGCAATCAGGAAGCTTATGATCGCGACAATAATAGAAACAATCAGGCAGCACAGGCCGAAGCACAGCGTCAGGCTGGCGAACAGCGCGCACGCGTAGAAGAAGCCGCACGCCAGCAAGCGGCGGCTGAAGCGGCACAAGCGCAATTAGCTGACGCAAGAGAAAATTCATTTCGCCAGCAAGCACAGATGGCGGTTGCAAACCAGCAAGCGCAGGCGCAAAGCAACAATAATGACGCACCAATTTTAGAGCGTTTTGCGGCTGATCGTGCGGCAAATACTGGTCTAGCAAATGTTGCACAGTCACAGTTTTTGAACCTACCGGCATCACAGGGCGGTCAAATTGATCTGCGCACTGGCTTGCCTGTGAATTCACAAACTTCACAAACCGCACCAGTTGTTATGGGTGGCGGTACTGACGATATGGGTTCTGGCAATCCTATAACTGATCTAACGGTAGCTGGCAGGCCGGATGTCTATAAAGACAAAGTTATTCGTGATGCTGGTGATGATGCAATGGCGCAGGCTGATGGCTTTGCTAACGCCGAAGAACGTGACTTTTATATGAGTCTGGCTGGCAACGCGCGTCAGGGCAACGACTATCTGGAAGAAGTGCGTCGGCTCGATGATCGCGGCTTTTTAGGCAACCAAATAGCGGCTGGCATTGGAGCCGGTGGCGTTCCTGTTCTTAACCAGAACGGTGAGATTATGGGCGTTAATACGACCCGCGACTTTATGGGCTTTCCGGTCACGACCTATACCGGCAGACCGGAGTTTGCACCAAATGCAGATGATGCAAATCGCAATAATAATGATGACCCGATTGTGGCTTTACAGCAAAACCCGCTAACAGGCACAGAACAATGTCCTGACGGCTATGAATTTGATGAAGATTTGCAAGCTTGCAAAATGAAGTCAGAGCGCAAAACAGGCACGCGGGATACTAGCGGCGAACGTTATTATCGTGCGACATCGCTAGACAATGCGCCAGCTAATGTGCCAGCCGGTTTTGACTTTGCGGCGGCTAACAGAAACTTTGTTAATAGCTTTGCCTATAACCCGCTTAACTATCGCAAGCCGATGGGCTTGGATGGTTTTAGCAAAGTGTCAGGCTTGCTGTAATGCGCGAAGGCAAGCTGAACGAAGATCGCGACCGTGGCGCGCAGGCTGAACGCTTATTGCGTGACCCGCTTTTGGTCGAAGCATTTGACGTATTAGAAAACGAATTTATGCAAGCGTGGCGTCAATCCGCAGTCGCGGATACTGAAGCGCGTGAGCGTATCTATAATCTGTGTCAGGCGTTAGAAGGCGTCAAAGCGCATCTGAAAACCGTTGTCGATACCGGCAAATTGGCACAGGCAAATTTGGATCAACATAACAAATAGGTGATTTTATGGCTGACAATTCCACACCGGAAACCAGCAATTATTCTTTGAATGACGCGGCTTCGCTTTTGATGGATTCTGTAACAGAAAAACCAGACGAGCAACTTGCCGCAGAACAGCCAGCCGATGCTGATGTTCAACCCTCTGATGATGATTATGAAGATTTTGATGCAGAAGATTCGGAAGATGAAACCGAAGCTGAAGCCGAAGAATCTGAATATGAAGATGATGGGGAAGATGCCTTTGACGAAGATGAAGATGATGCAGATGACGAGCAACCTGTATTCCACACCGTGAAAGTTGACGGTCAAGAAATAGAGGTCACGCTTGACGAAGCATTAGCCGGATATCAGAGACAAAGTGCGTTCACAAAACGCATGCAAAATCTTGCAGAAGAACGCAAATCGATTGAAGCCGAAGCGGCTGAAACGAAGCAAATGCGGGATCAGTATGCGATTGGCTTAAACCAGTTGAGTGAAATGCTACAAGCCAGCGCCGGTCAAGAGCCGGATTGGAATAGCCTCAAGCAACAGTTAGAACCAATGGAATATGCCGATGCAGTTCGGTTGCACAATGAGCGAAAAGAACATCTGCGAAATGTGCAAGTTGAACAGCAACGCATTGCCAAAGAGCAAAGCGCGGAACAGCAACATCGCTATCAGGCTCATTTAGCTAATGAGGCAGAGCGAATGCTGGACGTTATACCGGCTTGGCGTGATGAAAAAGTTCGTGAAAGCGAACGTCAAAAGGTCATCGCATACGCCAAAACGATTGGCTACACGGAAGAAGAAGTCAAGCAGGCTTCAGATCATCGTGCGGTCAAAGCTTTGTATGATTCATGGCGGCTTAGTCAGTTAGATGAAAAAGCCACCACAGCTAAAAAGCGGGTGCGTAAAGCACCGAAGATGGCAAAAGCGGGCGCTCCAAAAACTAAAGGTGAAAGCCAGAGCAGACGCCAGCGCGAGTTGCGCAAACGTCTGGATAAAGAACGCAGTATTGAATCTGCGGTTAATCTCTTACTTGGTTAAACTCAAAGGAGGCCATAATGGCTACAGCAACCACCGCAACCGCCGTCGGCGAACGCGAAACACTTGCGGACATCATCTATAAGATTGATTCCGACGAAACCCCAATCTTTACCGCCGCTAACAAAGAAACTAGCAACGGTATTTACACTGAATGGCAAGTTCAGGAGCTTTCTGCCGCGGGACAAAATTCCGTATCGGAAGGAGCTGATATGTCGGATACTGGCGTAACAGCCACAGTCCGCATGGGTAACTATCATCAAATCTCACAAAAAGGGTATTTGATTTCTAAAACTTTGGATAGCGTGTCAAAAGCAGGCCGCGATTCTGAAGTTGCTTATCAAAAGGTACTAAAAGGACTTGAGCTTCGTCGCGATATTGAAAAAATCGTTGGCGACCTTAACGTTGCAAAATCTGCATCAGAGCCGCGCAAATCTGCGACTTTGATCACATGGATCACTAACGGCGACGCATCACCATCAGACATCAGCTTTGCAACCGGCGACGGTTCTGACGTTGCTGATCTGACAGGTACAGAAGCCGCTTTGACTCTTGCCAAAATTGACAATGCTATGACTCAGGCATGGCAGGACGGTGGCAACCCACGCATGCTTGTGTGTGATGCTACTAACCGCGCCAACATCTCTGATCTGGCACAAGCTGGCACGAATATGGTCACAAATCAGGTGAATGCGACAGCATCAAAACTGCCGCAATTCACAGGTGCCGTGTCAGTCTACATGACTGACTTCGGATCGCTTGACATTACGCCATCGCGCTTTATGTCTGACGACAAGCTGTTCCTGATCGATCCTGATTATGTGTGCATCAGCACACTGAATGGTCGCAACTTCGCTGAAAACGAAATTGCCGCTACAGGTGACGCAGAAAAGCGCCAGATCGTTTGTGAATGGTCACTGAAGGTCAAAGCACCTAAAGCGCATGCCGCAGTTATCGGACTGTCAGGTGCTTAAATAGCACTTTAATAAATATCGAAAAGAGGCGGCTTCGGTCGCCTTTTTTTATTGCAAAATTGAGGTTTTAAGATGGGCAAAAGAATTGTTTCGCAAAATGCGGAATCAGGCAAAACGACTTATCTGCACGATGTCAACGATGGCAAGATGATTATTGAGTCACAGCAAAATGTTGATGGCCTGATCGAAGCTAATAAGCGGCAAGCAAACGATTGGGAGTATGGCAAGCTAATTGGCAACACCCAAGCGCATCATCAGAAAGTCGCTGAAATCCCATCGATCATCTACATGCAGTTGCGTGAAAAGTATGGCGACATGCGTGACAATCCGAAGGCATGGAAGCGTTGGTTAAACGATCCAGAAAACCGGTTTTTTAGAACAAGTGGTGGACGCCTATGAGCATCTCAACATATGCAGAATTGCAAACGGCTGTGGCTAACTTCTTGGCGCGTAGTGACCTAACGGCACAGATTCCAGACTTTATTGCTTTGGCTGAAGGTCGTCTGTCGCGCGAGTTAGAAACACGTTCACAGGAAAAGCGTGCAACAGCTACTCTAACAACCGGCGATGAGTTTATCGCATTGCCACCCGATATGAGAGAAATCCGCGCTGTAAAATTGAACACAAGCCCGATCACTGTGCTTGAGTATAAAAGCCCGACCGCGCTGGATACAGATTATGCAACCGGATCAAGTGGCAAGCC